CCCTTCAACAGTTAAAACTTCCCCGCTTGACACGCACTCAGGATGATCCAATTCGCCTAAAGCCCTGTTTTCATTAATGATTTGCTTATACTTTTCAACTTCTCTTTCTAATACTTTGCGTGGATAAATTCTTCCATTGCCGTTTTTTGCATCTGCTCTTTGAATGACACCTGTAAGATAAACAACGCCTTCTTCTCTGATTCTACGCTTATCAGATTCAGTTAAATAATCTTTGCATATTCCATTGGGACATAATTCGTAATATTCCCTTAATAGTTTTTTATCACTCATCTTTGTATTCCATTTTTCTAATAAATATACATAAAAAAACCCAAGTGCATGAAACACTTGGGTCATAGAACATAGGTTTTGGTGTCTTATGTGTAGGCGCAACCTACACGCTTCAACAACCTTCTTTGCAGCGACGAACTGGCTGTAGCATCCAACGTGCTTCCATAACACCTCCTTCTTTCCGATAGATTCAAAGATTTCCGTTTTTTGTTAAAACATTCAATCCTTTGTCGGAAAATAATTTGTCTAAAATATAAACAGTTCCAGAACTTGCAAAACCTAAAAACAAACCTGTAACTGGATTATAACCAAAACTAAATAGATTCGTTAAACCTGAACACAACCATAAAAATATACCTACCCAAAAACCTAAACACATACTACACTCAAATACCGGCCATTTAGGTCTAATAGAATCCAATACACTTCCATACATCAATATCTCAGTTAAACCATAACAAACCAACAAATAAATAAACATATTTGAAAAATTACTCATAATAAAATCCCATACCTCCACCAAAAGAAATAGGCCAACCATGCTTAGGTATATTACCTTTCTTTTCCGCATGTGGAACCTCACCCAACTCAGTTGATTCTTCCTCATCAGGTGAATGTTGCATTTTTTCTATTTTCTTAATATATTCTTCTTCTTTATCAAAATACTCTTTCTCTTTTTCCAAAAAGTTTCCAATGTTGGCAAGTATCATGTCGATAATGTTAACTCTTGTTTCAGCCTTTATAAATTGACCTTCGATAGAATAATAAACTGCACCACCAACGACACTTTCTGGGAGAATCAAACCTTTTTTTACCAAAAAATCAAAAAATAAATCCTGAGAGCCGTAAACATAATCAGACATTTCCTCTTTCGGAAATGTTATTATCTTAGCTTCTGAGGGAACAAGAACTATATCAATATCAGGATGGTCTCTAATCATTAATTTACCATCCAAAGTCTTGCTTATTTTGAATTTATAACTCTTTGGTGGTTTTTTGTCTTTTATCTTAAGTTTCATTTTTGTAATCTTCTAATAAACTATATGACTTCATCATCATCAATAACATTTCTGAATCTATCTTTTTTTCCTTGCATTCATCAAACTTCTCAACAACTTTATTTATTTGCTCTGAAACAATCTTGTTTCCTTTGATTTCAGAATCATCTAGCATTTCTGATAGACTCTTCTTTATGTCTTTGATTTCTTCATTGATAAAAAGTTTGTAAGATAAATCATCTGAGAAAGAAAGAACGTGATTTTTTAAAAGAGTTTTTTGTTTTTCATTTAATCGAGAATATTCTTTGTTGTAACGTTCAGAAAATTTCTTGACAACAACACCGTCAATATTCTTTTTTTCCTTGTCTTCTTTGTCTTTTGAAGACATATATTCAATTATTTCATTTTCCAGCAAAATAGAGTTTCTTATTTTAATTCCGTTATTCAAAACATTGTAAATTGAAGCAAGGGTTTTGTAATTTGGAACAAAGTTGTTATAAATGGAAGAACCTATTTCTTTGTTGATTCTATTGATTAAATTACTTTGTTCTTTAAACAACTTTTTCTTATCTAATGAAATTTTATGTTGAATTTTTACTTCATTTAATATTTTCTTGCAGTTGTCTTTTTCTTCTTTTGTGGTTTCGTATAATTCTTTGTATAAATTCCACTCTTTATGAACTTCTGTGTTTTTATTGTAAAATTCTTTTAAAATAGAAACAATTTTTTTACATATTTGATTGTTTTTCTTTATGGTTTGTAGTGATAATTCTTTAATCAAAGATTCATAAAGAAAAGCGACATTTCTTTTTTTATTGTGTTTTAGATTCACTATCTAATTCCTCAGTAATTTTGTTTAAACTTTGCTCAATATTATCGATTTCTTTTTCTTCTTTTATATAATTACCACTATCTTCAAACACACCTCTTCCTAAACGCCTTATATCTTTCTGAGAGTCTGCACTTCTCCGACTTGGATATAAACCACTTAAGTTGTTCATCTGCTGTTTTCTTGCACCAGAAGTCTTTCTTTTGTCAAAAGTTTCAGGTTTGTATAACTTTCCTTTAGAATTATCTGTCGTAGTTAAATCTTTCCCAAACAAACTCTTTTTAACCTTAACTTTCTTAGAACCGTCATCTCTCTTAGCAGGTTCTTCAGGTTGAGCGAGCAGTGTATCATTCTCATCTGCTTCAGGTTGATTCTCTGAAGGCGGTAGAGTTAGTTCTTGGTCTAAAGGTTCACCTCCACCTTCTAAATCACCCATTTCACCCATATCTCCAATTGGACCACCGCCTTCTGGACCAAACATCCCTTTTGCGCCCACTTCCATGTGCATTGATGCCTCAAGCATAGCTTCAAACTTTTTATCGTTGTAAATCTCTCTTTGGTTCCTTATAAACTCTTCTTCTGACAAACCAAAGAAGTTAATAGCAACCCATCTCTTGCTGAAATATCCTTCAGTAGCAGCACTTGCTACATCAAACTTTGTTCTCCAGTGTTCTAATTCTTGTAAAGCAGCAATTTTAGAAGGATTCGCTAATTTTAACTTGAAATCTATGATGTCATCACCACGAAAACCTAAAGTGTATAAATGTATTTGACCAATTTTCTCTAACTCAGACACAACATGTCTTTGAATTCTTTGAATTGTTCTTGCAAATCTAATATCTTTTTGAGCAAGTGTGCTTCTGTCTTCACCACCTCCACCTCCCTCATCTGGCAATAAATAAGAAGCAGGAACTTTCAATGCTGCCAACATCTCATCTCTAAGAAATTTTACATCGTCAACATCACCTGTATATTGACCTCCAGGTAATGTATCTATTCTTGTACCGGTTTCTCCTCGAACTGGAATTATATAATCTTCTTCAACACTTAATGGATTATATCGTAAATCAACTTTTCCACTTTCTACATCGATAATTTGATTCTTTTTAAGTTCCTTTTGAAAACCTAATACATATTGTTCTACATCATCAGGTGCAATATTTCCTACATCTAAGTAAAAAACACGTCTTTCTGCGCTTCTGACCACCCTGTAACTCATCATCGCTTGTTTTAACAAATCATATTGTCGAAATGAACGCCTAGAGTTTTCAAATACAGATAGACCATAAGGAGCATATTTATCATCACCTAAAATTCTAAAGTGAGCAATTTGCCAATTTTCAAAAGTTAAACCTGCTGTGTTCCACTGAAATTGAATATAATTCGGATTGGACTTATCTTGACCTTCAATTCTTTCCACTTCTCTTGTTGGCAAACCAATGACATTGATAACACCTTTATCTTCATCAATATCCAAATACAGAAAGAAATCTCCATATTTGCACATTGTCCTAACCCAATAATACAAGTTAGATTCAATGTTAAGAATGTTGTAATAAAATTGGTCAAGAATAGATTTAATTTCTTGATTTCGACAGCTTATTGTTAATAACTTCTGAAATTCATTTGAAGTCGTGATTTCATCTGCATAAATGTCCAAAGCAGAACCTAAGATTGGTTCATACACCATCATATCAAAATCAGAATATCTTTCAGCCCGTCTTTGTTCAAAAAGATAACGAGTTGACATGTTAAGAAACATATCGTTCGTTAACTTCTTAAAAGGTGCTCCAGTTGCAGACTTAAAGTTATATTTCTGCATATCAATTCTACGTTCTTTTCTATAGAATTGCCTTCGTCGCTTTGTAATAGGACCTGAAAATAATCTTGTTAAGGCCCTATATAAAGCATTTTGTTGATTTCTTGTATTTTCTTTATATGAAAGTGTTGACATTTTATACCTTGATTGTTATACTCTAACCAATGAAAATTTGTGGTGTTCCATAACGGAATCTTTTTTTCTTTTGGTCTTCAATTTCTTTCTCTAATCGCATACCTGATAAATGATAATTATGCTGTTCAGGCAATGTTGTATCTAGGTTTTTTCTTGAAACGATAATGCTAGACAACAAACTTCTTTTATATTTAACTTCTTGTTCACCTTTTAATAAAGCTGTATCTCTAACCCAACAAGCAATAGCATAAGCCATTACTAAATCATCATTTCGACCTTTTTGAGCTTGAGGTTTTCCGTTATCCCAAATAAATGTTTTGATTTCTTCAACAAAACGATAAGAATTTGTCTTTAATGCTTTATTTCGGATATATTCTTCTAGTTTAGCAATCATTAACGGACGTGTTTTAACTGAAGTTGTGATGCCTGGGATGGTTGTAGAGTCATTTATTGCTTGAATTGGGTCAACGTATTCGTGAGTGCCTTTTTTAGAGAAATATAGGTTTTGATAACCCAACTCTAATAAATCTTGAGCAACTGTTATTCCAATATTGTTATTTTCAATAACGAGCATGGGATTTGCATAATCATCTGTTACATTTTGAATAAACGATACAAACAAATCACGTTCTATTTTACCTTTATATTCAGCAACAACGTTAACATTATTTATGTCCATAACAACAACTGAGGAATAATCTTGTCCATCACCTCTAGCAACATCACAAGTGATTAAATATCTTTTTGTTTCGTCGAATTCTTCCCATACCCAATAATTTCTATCCAAACCCAACTCTTTAATTGGGTCTTTGACTCTTTCATTTAATCTTTCGATGTCATCAGGGTCGATAACTGTTGCGCCGGAAGCATTAAAGTTACATAACAATTCTTGACCAATTTCTCTTTTGGTCATGTTTTTCGTTTCTCTCTTAAACCACTCTTCATCTCTATCAGGATGAACATCCCACATCAAAGTTGTCAAAAGGAAATCGTTATTGTGACTTTTCGCATCAACACAAAACCGATGAAAGAAATTTCCAGTACCTTTAGGTGTAGATAAAATAATAGAAGAACCACCTGAAGATAAAGTCGAGTACGCTGACGTCCATATTTCATCCATTCTATCCACATGAGCGCAATTTGAACTTACAACTTTATTTGTGTAGTATTCGTTATTATTAGATACGTCTAACAAGTCATAAACTTCAACTTCTTCTTTATAAATTTCTTTCTTTATTATTTTATGTTTTGTTGATAAAACATCTTTCTCTTTAAGATATTTCGCGTAAACAAATTCACCTTTTAAAGTTTTTAATTTATGGTACATGGAACATTTTAAGTCAGAGTTGTCGTCGAAAACAAAACGAATATATTCTTTTTTTATTTTTTTTCTAATTCCTGAAAAAGAACTCCATCCAGTTGGTGTTAAAACTTCCCAATCGCAAACCTTCCACTCTTTTGTTCCATTTACATCATCATAAAATTCTTTTATACTAATTTCTTCTATTTTTTTAGTAACTTTATTTCTTATTTTTATCTTTGTTTCACTCAAAACACACTCATCGACAACAAGTAAAGCTAGTGCATCAGAACGTCCAGCGTCACCTGCTGTTGATTCAGCGGAAACCCTAGAGCCATTTGATAACTCAATCATGTTTTTGTTGTCTGTGATTTCTTTCGCAATCCTTAACCAAGCAGGTAAGCGATTTAGTATCATCTTAACCTTGCGAAGAATGTTTCTTGCTTTGTCTTGTTTTGTAGCAAGAACAATAACTTCTTT